TCGTTTACCTCACCATTTACTTTATTCCATCTTTGTATTTGGTATGGTATATCCGCCCAATCAACATGTGTGCTGTTTAAAACTTTTAACATAGTTGAACTTTTAAGATTAGTTGGACCTAAATTAAAAACCCAGGATACTAAAGCATCAAATTGATTTTGGTTTAACTCAACTTTTACTAAATCATGAATATAACCCTCATATTCTTTTAGTTCATGAGTTAATAAATCTTCTGCTTCTTGCATAGTAATAGACATGTTATCCTCAACAGGGGTGCCATCTATTAATTTTAAAGAACCATAACCGATTGTAGGCTTGTTGGC